GATGCGGTTCGTAAATTATTTTAGCCATAAAATACTCCTAATAGATTGGGGGCCAGCACTTTACTACCAGCCCCCTTACTATGGTTTAGGCGTCAGCTTGACCGACAGCAATAACACCAGCAGTGTGCTTGATGGAAGTGGCAACCTTATCCCAGTTGGTTCCAGTTGCTAGTTCGTTATCGGTAGGCGACTTGCCACCGTTCGTAACATCCCAGCTATAACCCTTCAAAGCCAAGCCAAAGGTGTAATCGACTTGCATCGTTGTTTCGATGCGGGTCTGACCGTTGTTGGTTTCGATGTTGCTGATAACGTCACCGCCGTCATAAACGATGGCTGCGCTATCAACCAAGCCAAGAGCCAAGGCCTTATTCGTAGCACCAGCTTCATACAAAGCAGGGGCATCAGTTACGATGACAGGACGGCCAAGGATGTCAACAACCTGAACATTCTGTGCAACAAACAACTGAGCGCCATTGGTCAGGTTCTGACCAATTAGCTTGTGGAAGGTTGAGCCGTTGATGACGTTAGCAACAATGCTTGACGAATGGTCACCAAACAAAGCATTGGCGCTGTTCATCGTGCCATAAGTGATAGGGCCAGTTCCCGAAACGTCTACGACTGTTGCAGCGCCTTGGTTTACGATTGCAGCACGAAGGGCAGCGATTGCAGTGTTCAACTGGTCAGCCATCAGTGCTTCAGCAAAGTTACGCGATGCAACTTCAATGCCTTCCGATGTTGGCTTCTGCAACCAAGTAAGCTGCGAAGGCTCAAAGCGGATTGGGCCGAAACCACCAGCAACCTTGACGCCGTTCAACTGAAGCTGGGTAAGGTCAGTTGCAGTAGGCGTGCCCTGTGCAGCATAACGGTCAACTCGACGCTGTGCAGAGTGGATGGCAGCGAAGAACGACTCTTGATAGAAATCGCCGTCAAAGCCAGTTGTGGTCAAACGGATTGCGCCGTTCGATGCTGCGTTAAACTTGTCAACCATTTGAGCCAGTGTCTCAATGGTGGCTGGCATTACGTATTCATTGAATACTTTCATTTGCGAAAGTGACATAACTTAAAATCCTTATTGAAGGTCAGGGAACATTTGTTTAATTGCGTTTGCTCGCTGCACCTTGTCGCCACCAAGGTTGCCCTTGGGTGCAATAGGAATGCCATTGCCTGTTCCGCCAGTGGCTCCACCACCAGAGTTAGCGGGTGCGGAAACAAAGTGCTTACCTTCATCGCCAGCGGCCCATTCAGCAATTGCATCATTCAGCGGCTTATCACCCATAAGTGCAGAATATTGACCATTCTCCGCCGTTAGCTTGGTTTGAGACTTTAACATGGCTTTTGCAGCGGCCATGAATTCAGCTTTAATACCAGCTTTAAGCATTGCATCGTTTAGCCCGTTGTCGATTAAGTAAGATTGCAGTGCGCCGTCCTTTTCTGTCAGGCTTGTCTGCAATGTTTCAATCGTTTTAGTGCTATCCTTGGTCGTTTTATCGAGTTGCAATTTAAGCGTTTCATTTTCAGTTTGAAGCGCCATAAAATCGTTTGGGTCTATTTCAACTCCCTTTGCTTTCGCTCTGGTAATTTTAACTTCTCCTAGAAGTTCGCGGTTTTTGGCACTCAGCGCCTCCATTGCGGCTTCTAACTCTGCTATCCGTTCTTCACTCATAGTGTTTGTCCTCTGGACTAATGTTGCCCCTCGGGGGCGGTTAATGCTTTGGCACGGCCTCCGCATATTTCTTTTATTATCATGCTACAGACAATAATACTATAGCCGTGATAATTGTGTCAGTGTAAGTGGATTGCCACGCTGGTCTAATAATTGTGATAGCGTTATTTTACCAGCACGCCACAATTCAGCCTTACCTTTACCAAGCATCTGGTCAGCGAATGATGCTGGCTTATTTTTTAAGAATTGGTCGAATGATAAATCAGCAGCAACTTGCCCGTTCATACTAGCACGGGTTGTTTGCGCTATTTCTTTTGCCACGGGCTCATTGCGTATTTCAGCAAATGATTTTGTTATTGGCACATAGCTTGACCTACAAGACCAATGGGCAGGAGGGCCACCATTCCAAGGTATAGAATGTCCTATTGGCTTAAACTCTGGAAATGTCCACGTTTTGCCAGAGCGTGCAATACATATTTCACTGGTGCGGCTATCTAATGTCGATACCCATTGCACTGCTTTAATAATGTCTTGATTTTCCATAAGGCCAGCCATGCGAGCCTCATTTGCAATTGTTTGAACACCAGTGCGGGTTATAGCCATTGCATCGCGCCGTGCCTTAGCAAGTGCCTGTGGGCCTTTGTCAGAGCCGTTGCCGACAATGGCCTTAGCTATTTCTCTGTTGGTCTGCCCAAGCGTTACGCCATTCTTAATGGCACGCTCAATGTCAAACCTTGCCGACTCGTTTAATCTGCTAAACCATTCGCCTATTGTCGCGCCCTGTATGAGCGCAGACTTAGCAATCGTATCAACAACAGATGCTGGCGGTATAACCGTGTCTATTCCTACCGACACAAACGCGCTTTGCAGGAATGATGCTTCAGCCTTTGCTAAGTCCGAAAGGTCTGGTGGCGTTATAGAAACCATAGCCTTTAGCTCATCAATGGCTTTTGCTAGGCGCTTGCCTTTGTAAGTAGTAAGGTCATCACCCTTTAGCGCCTTTTCAATTGACGCAGCTAAGGCGTCCAATTGCTTGTTTATAGACGCATCCTGCCCACCAATAATCCGCTGCAAAAGCAGTTGCCGAATGATTATTAGGTCATGCAGTTGGTCTGATACGCTCATAGCGCCTTAAGCCAGACAGTCATTATTTACTATCTTTCATAAGTTGAACGCCACGCCACGTTGTGCCACCATCGTCAGTAATAAAGCCCAGAACGTCAACACCTGATGCCGTAAGCGAAGGGGCTGTGCCGCTAGGCCACTTAATGCCACTAAACCAAGTTTGCGTGCCAGTGCCGCCGTTGGTTAGTTCAAGGATAAAGCTGTAAGAGCGCGATGCAGGGACGTTTGTTGCAGTCCATGTAAGAGCGCCAGATGCAGTCTTTATGAAGTAATTCCCAGAGGAGCAATTGATGGCACTTGCCGCTACTGTGGTGACGCTTCCACGCACTGAACCAAGAAGGTCGGCGGTTGCCGCTGTAATTGTGCCTGTAAACGTAGGTGAGTCCAGTGGCGCTGCTCCTGTGACATCAGCCACTGGGATTGCAGCCGAAGCCGTCATCGCACTTGTGCCACTACCCTTAATGTATCCAGTAAGGGTTGTTGCGCCCGTGCCTCCGTTTGCGACAGGCAATGTGCCATTAACGCCGATTGCTAGAGATACAGTGTTCTTTTCCCAAAGCCCATTAGTGCTGTTGTAAACGATAGTTTGACCGTTGCTTGGGTTTTGAGCCGCCACATCGTGTAGCTCATCCATCTCATAGCCGTTTTGCACTTTGACGAATAATTTACCCTGCGTAGGGTGAGCGTGTTCAACAATAGCAACGTAAACCAAATGCTGTGGCGCATGGGGCTTGGTTGCTGTCAGTGTTCCAGCCGTTGTGGGGCTTAGATATAATTGAGCGCCATCCGTGTAGGCAGATGTATTAATGTTAGTGATGGTTCCAATTAGCGTCACATTGCCATTTGAATTGTTGGAGATGTTGGCTGTGACCAAGCCAAGCGTTTGCGCTGACGTTGCATCGCTGGTAGCAAGTGCCTTGCTGACAGTAGAAAGCTGACCAGTAGCGCCGCTAATATATACAGCCGTGCCTTTTGTTAGCGTTGCGCCCGTATTATTGCGGATTGGCAAAAGCACATTGGTTGTTGAACCAGCAACGGCAACCGATAGGTCTATCTCCGTTGTTCCAGTAATAGTTACAGAGCCATCAGCAGATGCAATGGTTTGAACAGCCGTATCAGCCTTAGTTCCTTGCGCCGCTGTTGCTGGCGTGTAGCCTAAAGCATCTGTGACGTTGGTTGACGTAAGGGAAAGCGTTCCGCCAAGCGTCAGTGAACCAGATGTTGTTACTGTGCCTGTTAAAGTTAATCCACTAACGCTGCCTGTGCCTGATACGCTTGTAACAGTTCCAGCACCATCAGCGCCGACTTCAACGATGCTCTGTGTGCCGTCATCTTTCTTAGTGTATACCTTGCCATCATAAGTATTGATAGCAAGTTCACCCAACACAAGGTCGCCTACGCTTGGAATCTTTGCTGGAACCGCGCTACGTTTAAACTTCATTAGTGCCATTTGGCTTTCCCTCTGCGCTATATAGCTGGGCTACTTTATTTAATAAGTTCCGCCGTCAAATACGCCAGCAGTGTTAGTCCATTTTGATGTTGAAAGATTATATTGCAAAATGTCAAGGTCAGCAGCATCTGCGATTGCAACATCTTCTAAATCAGATAATTCATTTGCACCGCCGCCACTACCTCCGCCGCCAAAAAATCCGCTCATTTTTGCAATTGGCAAGTCAATCTTAAACTCTTGCCCATCCGTTAGTGTGATATAGAATGAGTTATCCTCGCGCTGCTCAATAAGGGCTATGCCTACGCCAGCAGAACCATCAACTCCGTCCTTGCCATTAATGCCATCTTTGCCGTCTTTGCCATCGACGCCATCTTTTCCATCCTTGCCGTCTTTCCCAGCCTGTCCGATTAACGTATCACGGTTAATGGCGAACCATATTTCTACGGCAACTTGTATTTCATCATCTGTAGGCGTGCGGCCATCAACGCCATCTTTACCATCTACGCCGTCTACGCCATTTATAGGTTGCTCAAAGTTTTCGCGCAGCCATAATTCAGCAGCGTTTTTTATTTGGCTATCAATGATAACGTCTATTTTCTGCTCAATAATACCATTGGCTTCATTTGTCGCACTTTGAATAAGCTGCTTAGACGCAACACCATCTACGCGCACGTTTAAAGCGGCAATGGCCTCAACCAGAACGCCGACAATCTCACCACTAATAGCCATTTAAAGTCCTAGCTTTTGCCGTATCGCGCTCATCATAGATTGTTCTTCTACATCGCGGCTGTTGTCATCTTCCTCTGGCTCGACCAAAGCATCTTGTGTGAAAGATGGGCCAGAGTCATCCAACTGCGCTTCGTATTCTTCAAACTCCATGTCTGGCGAGATAAGCTCACCGCGCTGGAAGTTATCGAACAAGACCGAAAGCGGCATTGCATCGCCTTGATATGCGCCAAGCAATGCGGTTACCATCTGTGGAGCCATACGCGCTGCGCCAAAGTCAGTGTTGAGGTTAAATTCAACGTCCTGTGGTGCGCCTACCCATTCAGCCATCCAGTTTAATGCACGGGTAATGCTATCAGATGCAGAGCGGCTTATTGACGCAAGGATAGAGCGTTCGCCAGCAGTCTTTAATTCTACCGTGCCAAAGGCTTCAGCAGTGCGCTTATCGTCGGCAAGCATCCGTGCGCCCAATACAGCCATGCGCTGTTCTTTGTCCTTCAGGGCTTCGCGCAATGTCTTTAGGCCATCGCCCTTAAACTCAAGATAGCCAGCATTAGCTGAAGGGTCAGGGAATACCCATGCGCTCATTGAGCCTACAGCAAGCGTTGCGCCTTCTGGTAGCTGCACGCCAGCAACGTATGGGGTTGGCAATCCAGTAAAGTGCAAGCCATGCTCATAGTCTGCACTGTTGCGGTAGTGAGCAAGGTTAGTGTCCACAAGGTCAAGCAATGGTGGCTTCTGCACTGTTGATGTCGCGCTGTTAGCACCAAGGATAACGAACGGAATATACGATAGCGGCCCACCGTTCTGTATCGGATACATTTCGCTAATGAGTGCATTTGCGTCATCCATAACGCGCACGCGATAGCCCTGTTCCGTAAGGTCAAGCACTCTGTATTGCACAACTTGATTGGATGTAAATTCATCTTCAGCAACATCAACGGTTTCTTTAAGCACAACCATTGTCAGAACCTGTGCGCCATTAATGTAGCTAGTGCGCCAGTTAATGATGCTTTCGGCAGTGTAATACCGCAAGAATGGGCGGATGTTCAAAGCTTCAGCGGCGGCAATCGTAATGTTTGTTGGTGCATTGGCTGGATAATCAACCATGATGCCAACGCGACCTACGGCAATCTGTTGTTCAACAACCTGTTCCGCAAACTCACGCAAGTTATCGCCAGAAAGCGTAATGTCATTAGCGTAAGGCTCAATGGCAGTCGGTAGTCTATACACTGGGTCTTTAGAGAATATCATGCCTGTGAAGGCGTCAAGTGTTCGTGCGCTTGCGTTAAAGAAAGCAGCACGCTCTTGATAAGTGATATACTCAACATCTGTTTGGCCTGTCAGCCTTGGCAGATAATTATTAGTATCGAATGACGGATTATAAAGGCTACCAGAATAGCGTGTATTGCTAACGTAGTTCTGGATTAAAGCATCGCGGCCAGATATAACATCGCGGCAACGCTTCCATTTAAAGCGATTAGCATCGTATTCGGTGTTCGTGTTGGAGACAGACATTTACACCCCAGATATTTGAGCGAAGGAAACCGTTCCTCTACCAATAGCATACTTATATGCAATAAAATAGCCAATGGCATCGTTTAAGTGGTCAAGCCCAGCCGTTTTATCTGGTTCACCTGATTTATTGTAGGCTTGCCGCTCTAATCCTTCAATTAGGTTAGGGCATTTGTCGGGGTTTACCAGTAATCGTCTTACGCCTTGATTGTGAATAATTTGGTTGAGCGCAATCACTCTGTCCTTAACGGCGGGGTTCTTATTCGGGGCAAGCACTGTGAAATTAGCGGAGCGCAGCAAAGTTATATCCGATAAGCTGGCATTAACGCTCTTGGTAGCCCCGCCTGACGCATCTGGGTAAACTGTTATCTGATGCCCTTGGTAACGCTCTAGTAGCGCCCTAATCATCGTTGGCGTGTCTCTAACGCCTGTTAGCTCATCAAGTGCCAGCGGGTTGTTGTTACGGATAACGCAGACAATGGCGCTCATGTTGTTGACGTTAAAGTCTAGCCCGATATGTAAATTTTCTCTTGGCTGTATGCGCTCAAGGGTATAATTTAGTTTGCGGTCAAACTCTGGGTAGACGCTGCCAGCCGTAAGGTTGACAAACTCGCCATCCAGATATGCGGCTAATAGGCTTGACGAATAGCTGTTCTGCAAGTTCTTGATGTAATCGGCTGGTAGGTTGGCTGCGTTGTCAGCAGTCTTAGCCCTATAAAGCGCATAGCCCTCTGCCTTGTTCTTTACCCAGCGGTCATAGACAAAACGAAAGCCTTCTGGTGTTGTAGCTACACCAACAGTGTTTTGAACAGGCTTGCCAGATACCGTGAATGCCTTCTGCCGATTACGGGCAATAATCTTATTCCAAACGGCACGGGCCTTGTCGAGTGGCAGCGTATCGAGTTCATCAACCACGCTATGTGCTACCTCATAACCAACAATGCGGTCAGGTTGTTCCATGTTGCGAAAAATAATGCGGCCCAGTTCTGTTTCCATTACCGCCTTTTGCTGGTTTAGCTTGAATGGGATGTTGTTCTTTTCAAACAGGGCGGGGAAGCGTTGGAAGGCAATGTCTTCAATCAGCGGATATGTAGGCAAGTAATATGCAACATCCTGATACGGGCAATATCTCTTAAGCCGCATAATGCGTGCAATGCCAGCAGCAGTCTTTCCCGAACCAAAGCCGCCGACAAAGGCAGGGAATGGCTCT